AATTGTTAATATCCTTATCTTCATTGTCTATCATCCTTGCCATTATTTCTTTACGCCAAGTTGTATAACTCATAATTATCCTGCATTATATGATGCTAAAATTACATGTGGAAGTTTTTCTTTACCTTTATATGTTCCTATAAACTCTACTTTAACATCTTCTGGTGATTTGCACCACCAAATGCTATGATAGTCTTCATCATCCCAAGTATCATTACCTGTGGGTTGTATTAGTCTAGCAGATTCTTCATCTTTTGCAACTACAACTACAGAATCATAGGAATCATAACGTTGATTTTGTTCTTGAGACAACAAATATATTTTCATAATTATATTCCAAAATATTCATTTACTGTTTTTATGACATCATCAGCACAATCCCAATCAGTATGATATGCTACTTCATCACGAACTATCTCTAATGTTTCTTTGATAATTAACTCGGCAAATTTCTCTAAATCTTGATATGTTTCAAAACTGACTTCAGAAACTCCACCAATTTTAGCGTATTCAGGTTCAATTATATCAACATTAACTTGTTCAGCAAGTTCTCTAATTTTTTCATTCATATCTTCACCTTTATTAACATAAACAATTCAATATCCGCAAGCATCTTGTTTGTTTCTTCAATAGCTGTATACGACCCGTGATCCCAATTTAAATCATACTCATAAATCTGATACCTAGATGTTTTATCTTTTGATTCGATTGAAATCACTCGGTTTTCTTCATCAATAATGAAGTCAAATTCATTAGGATAATAATCCCAATCCCATTTAATCATATATTTGCCAGTGTCATAATGCTCTTTGACTTTCTTTGCCCACTTAAGGACATTGTTCCATCTTGCTTCGTATATGTTCATCTTAATAACTCGACAAACTGTTTTGTAAAAACGTATTGAATTCTTCAGCCATTTCTTTTTCACCTTTCCACTCAAGAAAGTCCTTAATACAACTACCTGTCATATAATTCTCTGGACCATACCATTCATCACTGTCTGAATCTAAAGTCTTTATAAATTTCTTCAAATCATTCAAATCTATTGTCACTTTCATGTTATACTCCATAATATTGTTTCATTACTAAAAATCCGGTATCAGTTAAACCAACTTGAGAATCTCTTCCTTCATCTTCATGAAAGACATAACCTGCATTGATTAAACTAGTTAGAGTTCCTTTGTCTTGTTTTGATTCAACAATCATACTAGTCCATACAGCACTATCCATTGGAATGCTTTCTTCGATAAGACCTTTAGCATTGCCGTTCCAAGCGGTATAATCAGATTCGACGATTTTAGTTAATAAGTTGAGTTGTAATTCGGTAGGTTTTTTGATCATGATATAATATTCCTCATTTATTTAATTTATGGGTCTATTATATCATGTTTTCTGAGAATGTAAACGTTTTATTTTAAAATAACTATATCCATTGGATCATAATGGATAACTTGATTAATTTTATTATTCACCCAGACTATAATATTACCACGATTAGATATATCAACTCTATCAATAACAAGATGTTCATTATTTTTTATAATGACTTGACCTTTGGTTAAATCGCGCGCTCTATAGGTTTTCATTTAGTCCTCGTATTTCCAATCTTTTAATTGAACATTTATAAAGTTTTTTGGATGCCACCTAGTCAATATGAAATGTAATTTTGTACGATAACATTCCTTCGTAATTTCATCTTCTATTTTTTCTATTAATTCCTTCAATTCTTTTATAGAAGACCAATCAGATATTGCTGAAACATCTAAATCAGGAAAAGGATAAGAATTAGTTACCGTTTCACAAAATTCAGTATCTGATTCTGGATCACGTTCTACAACATCTACCCATAATATTTTTCTCATTTCATAGCCGTTCTTATTATTTGAACATCAGTATTAGGTACTGCAAAGATTCTTGCTCTGTATATATAATCCATAGTATTAGGATCAGCTTGTTTAGTAAACTCAATACAATTACTTTTCATCAGTTTTTCTAATAGATCTTGTATTAATTGTATTTTGATACTATCACCAGTAGCCCCACTATGCCATAAATTACTAGCATTTAACTCTACAGTAACCATCTCGCCTTTAATTTGATCAATAGTGAATGGTTTTGCTTCGGTATAACTTGAACCATTTGCTGGAGGCAAAGGTCCAATAGCGTTGCCTATAACATTAACACCTAAAGTTGATCCACTTATATTTGATGCAACTGTAGTAGCTAAACTTGCGTATAAATCATCCCAGTTATCTGGCGAAGTCATATTAATTCCTCATCCAAATAAACAATAATGTAACAACCGCGGCAAACAAACCAATAGATAAACCAACAATAGTATTTTGTAATTTTTCTACTTTTTCTTCATTAATCAAAGCTTGAGTATCTCTTGCTCTCCAAGATTTTTCTACCAGCTTATTGTTATCAAGCATACTTCGGTTATAATCTTCATAAGTAACCCAGTATCCATCTGCTTCTTCAATCATATCAACTGGTCCATGCTTGCAATTATATCGTTTCATTTTTAATCCTATCATAAGCTTCATTAACAAGTTTCTTTGCCAAATTATGGCTAGAACCATCTTTCATTAATTGTTTAATAGATTTCTTTTTTGCGGCTTTAATCCGTTTATCGGTTTTCCATTGTTCATTCATACTATTCTCCAAAAGTTTCTTCAACATAATTTACATCTTTAATACCATCTAACCATTCACCATCATATTTACCTTCGATAATATCACGAAATTTTTCATTTAAAAATTTAGTAGCATATTCGGGATACTGAAGGTCATGGTTTTCGATTTTGTAAAAGTGTTCAACGCAACGTTCGATTCGTACTGCTTCTTTTTCAATATCGTCACGTTCTAAAGGTTTTCTTCTTAAATCTAAAGAAGCAATAGCGATAATTTTAAATCCATTGTCTAAACGATCTTGGATAGGAGTAGTTGATTTCATAATATAGTTTTCCTTGGTTATTTAATTTATGGATCTATTATAAACAGTTTTCTGGAAATGTAAACAATTATTTTTAATCAAAAAGGAAATAGACTGTTTACCAGGAAGAAACTATTTAAAGGCAATAAGTATCAACAGAATTGTTTGGAAAAAGAATCCTACTGAATTCGATACTATGTATAGATTATCTTTATTAGCGATAGCTCGTAATAAGAAAAAGAATAGTCCTACCCATATCATGACAGTCATATCTATAGGAGGGATTCTTTCAGCGTTACCGCGGATGATACTAATTGAAACTGGGATGGTTGAAGACTGGATCAGAATCATTCCGACCCAGCCGCCAAATTCTGATATTTTTTGAAACTTTGTTTGTACTTTACTCATAATATAATAACCTCAATAATTTAATTTATGAGACTATTATATCATAGTTTCTGACAATGTAAACGTTTTATTTGTGTTTTGAACCACAAACTGTGCAACTATAACCTTTTTTCTGATCTTCGTTCATTACCCTATTACCTTGGCCATATTCTTTATCTTGGAATTTTGCCGCAGGAGTATCTTTACAAACACATTTTTTAATTGCTGCTGTTGCCATCTTTCACCTCTTCTTTTGTTTTAGAATCATCTTTCTTTTTGTTAAAGATAGCATCCCAATTATCATCAAACTTCTTTTTGTCTGATACTGGTCTTGGTTTGCTACCTTTACCGCCATGCCAATTACTCATTTAATTTACTAATCCTCCATTTGAGTACTTTGCCAATGCTCCAATACTACCTGAAAATGCATAGGTACCTGTATGAGTAGTGTTTGTAAATGGAGCAAACCAAATATCAATACCTATTTTTCTACACATATAACAGAATTTATAATCTTCTCCCATATTTACTTTTTGGATTTCACCTCCATCATCTACTTCAGTAATACCTACATTGAAATACGAATAAGATAATTCAATCTTTTTTGCTTCACCCTTTAATTGATATGAATCTACATCTGGGGAATAATAGTAATCTGGATAAGCCTCACGAAATTGTTTAAATACATCTCTTTCGATAATCATTAAACCTGTTCCAGTTCCTTTTACTTTGATGATATCTGCCGAACTATATTCAGCATTCACATCAACTGGAATAATAGGAAACATACCTGTTACAGATGGTAATAAACTTGGATCTATGTCAGGATTCTTTGAGATAACTTCTTTTACATTATTCCAATTAATAGTTTTTCTTGGATATGCTCCACCTATAATCTGTTTACCTGTAGCCAACATAGCAATCACTTCAATTGCCTTGAATCCTACATCAGCATCAATGAATAATAAATGGGTATATTCAGTTTCCAAGAATTGATTAACAATATGGTTACGTGCTTCTTGTACTAAACTAATATTAGATGTGCTAACTAATTTAATAGGAATTTCATATTGTAAACATAGATGCTGTAGTTCTAATAAACCATGGAGGTACTCATGATAGCATTGACCACCATACATTGGAGTACCAACTAATAGACTTTTGCCACCAAGAGTTTCATTATTTAATTGGATATCCATATTATCTTTCTAATACGGCAATAATGAATTCTTCTTTGATAACAATTCTTTGTTCACCATCAATAGTAACAGGATTACCCTTTGACCAATCTAATAATACCTCATCACCTACAGCAACTTCAGTTACTTCTGAACCAATTGCTAGTATTCTTGCAGTTTCATTATCAGACACTGACCTAGCATTTTCAATAATGATACCACCGGATGATACTGTCTTTCTTGCGATCTGCGCCACAAGAACTTGTTTTCTAATTGGTGCTACACTCATTTCACTTTCCTTTTTATTAATAAAAATTGGAGCTCCCTGCCGGAATCGAACCGACTTATGATGACTACAAGTCAACTGCATCGCCACTTATGCTTAGGGAGCAAAAAATTGTAAACACTGTCACGTTTCTAATGTCTCAATATGCTATGAGCATATCGACAGTGTTTAATTAAATGTACTTATACGTGATTAGGAACTATCTCCATAGGTAACCTAATCAGTTACAAATACATTTAATAAAACACACTAGCCTTACGATACCCCATTTCTGGCTCCAGCAGTTAGACTCGACTCAGTAGGTCTATCTAATGTGTTTTATTAAAATTAGAGGCGTAATTCAGGGACTCTTACCCCACCGTTAATCCAGTAAAATCGCCCTACTGGCAGTGCCTTACTTTTCGGGTAATTACTCCGATTAATTTTTAAAAAGTATTTTAGCACAACATCGTCCATCTGTGACCTTAGAGTGTGCATAGGTTAATTGATACAATCAACCCAAATACTTTTAAGAATATACTGATTCGTATTAGCACTACGATTCGACACATTTTACCTTGCCCTTGCGGTCATGCTCCGCAGCTCAGTATATTCTTAAAAGTGCCATCTTTGACTTCCGCTACGCAGTTATCACTTCTTCCGGCATTGAAGTTTGTTTGGCTCCCGAAGAAGGATTCGAACCTCCGACCAAATGATTAACAGTCACCTATTCTACCGCTGAACTATTCGGGATTAAACCTTTATTTTGTCATTGATTTCTTAAACAAAGAATCTAACTTATCATTCATTTCTTTTTCGCCTTTAGCGCAATGCTCAGTACACATTGAACCTGCTTTTACTGTTGATGCTTCAATTGAAGCAGCAGTAGAAGTTTTTAAGCTATCAATTTGAGATTGAAGATTCTCAACATCACCATTACTTGCACAACCTACAACAAATACAGCAATCATTGATACTAATAACATTTTCATTTTCATATTTTTCCTGGGTTAATTAAAATTATTATGATCTTCTATGAATATAGATATCACATCGAACTGCATCTGCTAAACTTACATTTACACAACTTCTATTTCTATATTTAGGATAGGCTGGATTGTTCTTTCCAAGTCTACCCTTAACACATACTCTATAAGATTCTTTATTAATCTTATTAAAGGTTTTAACAACGGCTCTAATAGTTGCCAATTGTTCCATTTCAACAGTAGATTTAGGATCTATTGTCATAACATAATTTTCTGTTCTCATAATATAATTCCTCACTTATTTGGTTTTATCAACTACTAATACTTTATAACCTAATTCACTCTTTTTATCGGCAAATTCATTTGCTTCAATAAGGGTTTCAAATTTAGTATGCCCTACCATGTTGCCATTAACATATACGTATACAATAAACATAATATATAATTCCTCATTTATTTAATTTATGAGTCTATTATATACAGTTTTCAGAAAAAGTAAACATTTATTTTCACTTTTTATACAATTTCTGGTAAGTCTACCTGACCAGACTTCACCGACTTTTTTCTTTCTTTTTTCACCTTTTCTGGAGGTCCAATAGAAACTAAGCCATTATCAAATGCAAATTTATGACTTAGATTTTTATATAGTTTAGTTAAGTCTTGATCTTTTACGGCAAGAATTAACTTTGCCTCAGATGGATGCAGTCCTTCTAATAATTGTACAAAAATAGATTCTCTACGTAATGCAGTTAGATCAGTTCTACAAAATATGTATAACTTCTTTACTTCCATCATTAGATTACCTGGTGACATACCAATAGGTGCTACATCTTCTTTATATGGAGGTGCGCCCTCAGGTAATACCATCTTTTTTAGTGGGTCATATGCATATTCAAACAATAATCTTAATGCCCCATTTTCTCTATACTTAGGCAATACTGACGCATCAGTATTAATTTCATCCAACATTTCAGTTAAATATTTACTCACTAGAATTCCTCAATTTTATCTAATAGCAATTTGCATCGGTTTTGAATGAGATAGTTCATTATCTTCATTCGATCCATTTTCGGTTTACTGGTTATATATTCACTAACAATTTCATCTTTAATATCTTGCGGAATCTTTTCAAATGATATTAACTGTTCGTTTCTATCCCAATTACGGATTTCAGTTTCATTTCTACAAGCCTTTTTGCCTAATTCAATAAACTCGGCAAGGCGCTTTGCTGAAACTGGAGTCTGTCGTACACCTTCAGTGACTATGGCAGAATCATCACTTAATATATTAGGTATTCCATCGTCAGAAGCCTTTACTATATGGGTGATATACTTCTCATAGAGATCTCGCTTTGACATCTTTAATTGCTTTTTAATTATAGGCGAGAATTGATAGATATTATCCCATTTCTGCAATTGTAAAAAGTCATGATCAGAACTAATAATCATTACCTTTTGTGGTTCTTCAAATAAACCTGTTGATGCTAGTTCATTTGTTTGGCACCATTCAGATAATACTGCAATAACATCATCAGCCTCTGCTCTATCAATATGCATAACTTTGTATGGAAAATATTCTTTAATATCCTCCCGTATCTCAGTCATACAATCAAATACTAGTTTCCAATTGATATCAGATTTCTCACGACTTTTCTTTCTATCTCCTTTATAAAAAGGAAATACTTCTTTACGCCAATAGTTTCTACCATCTGCCGCTATTACTACTTGGCCATATTCTTTACTGTACTTATTTTTATAAGACAGTATAGTATTCAATATAGCATGTCGAATGATATTTTTCATCTGAGTTTCATCACCATTTAATAATGGTTTGAATTCTCCATTTGTAATTACAGACATTGCTATTTGTGAATAATCAATTATTAACATTAAAACGCTCCCAATAATATAGTATCTTCATTCAGTCGACCATTTGGTGTGACTGTTTTTGCATTCATTGTTTTTATGTTAGCTCCTAAAGCTTTCTTGGCTATTGCGGTATTATTAAAGAATTCTTCGGGTTTTCTAAGCATGATCTGTATAGATTCATTTATATCAAATCCAAGAATTGCTGTACCTTTAATAGTCAATTTAGTATCTTTAACTGCTTTATATACTGCCAATTTTCGATACTTGGTATTATAAGTCCATATTTCATTACTATCAACCAATGATGTTGGTGTAATAGATTTCAATTTAAGATCTTGAAACTCTTTAAGATACTTAACCTTTGCTACAACTTTAGCGACAGGAACTGGTTTCTTAACTCTAGGCTTTGATACCTTTGCTGAAACTATTCGTTGATTACATCCATTAACTATCGAAGAAACAAATGCAATGAATTTCTTTAGTTGTGCCTTTGAGAAATTGCTATAACCTTCTTGAAGATCTGGATCAGTCTGAGCTTCTTCAAGTTCTTTTAATAGTTCATTATAATATGAACCTATATCTTTAGCGACAGGACCTGTGATTTCACGAGCTTTTAAATAACTTGTGATATCAAAATCAGATTTCTTATTCCTGACAAAATCATCAATAGCACCTTCAATATCTTCAGAATATTGGATTGCTAACTCCCGAGTCTTATCTACTTTAATCTTAGGTTCTACTTTAGTTTCAAGTATAACTTCTGGTTCTTTATCTTTACTATAAATCGTAGTTAAACTTTTAATTATATCTTCAATATAATCAGAATGTACATCTTCAAGATATTGGTCACGAGTTTTTAAACGACACATGAATCCAAGAGATCTTAATTCAAAGTCAGAAGCTTTATTAATAGTAGATACTAATTTCTTTCTTCCAGTTGAAATAAGATACTCATGAACATACGTTCGAACTTGTTTAAAATCTATATTGAGGTTATACCAATTAGTTGCATGTACTAATGATAATTTATAATTGAATGGATCTATTGTAGGTTCATCTCCACCTTTAAACTTAGCTTCGATACTACGAACCTTTTCACGTCTTTTTTCAGCTTTTGCTTTTTTACTTTCAACAAAAGAGTCTGATTTCTCTATTTTCTTAGTTGCTATAGCCATAATTGCTCCAATTTCAAAGTACCATTATATATCAAAAGCTGAAAAAAGTAAATAGTTTAACAAGTGCGAAAAAGGTGAGTTTTTACTAAAAATTTCATTTTAGAATCAATCATTTAGAGACACACTTTTTCGCTTTTTCGTGAAAATGTTAAGTATATCACCCTTAAAATAAAAAAGTGTGCGCCGAACGCATTATTTTTATTTTGTTAAACATAATCAATATGTTAGAATCATTCGGTCTCAAGTAAAGATTCATATAAATGTTGAAATTCTTCTGAATCGGTAACTTGCTCGTTATAGTTTTGCTTATGATAAGCTCTTGCAATCTTATTGATATGTTTCTTGGGTAACTCAAATTTGTCGGCTAGATCTTCAACAATATCTTTGATCAGTTCTTTCTCAGCATCAATTCTAGTATAAGAATTGCTAATCTCAAACAAGGCATCTTTAATTTTCTTTTTGTCGACCGGATTGCTCACTACTAATGTCATATTATTTTCCTGATTGTGTTGTTGATAGTTTAAAAATTAATATTAGTACCCATGCTGCAAGATAATTTTCAAATGTAGAATCTATTGCTAACGAAGGAAACAAAGTATTCAAAGCCCATATTAATGATATGGGCGCAATTGATAATAGTAATATTATAATTATTATTAAAGTTGCTGTTAATCTCATAATATTTTCACACCTTTTCGACTATAAAGTTTTTTAGATTTCACGACTTGCATCTTGAACCTTGGGGTTCTTAATGCCTTCGCTACAGGACTTCTCATTTTTTGAACCTCTCTATTGTTTCTGAAAATAAATCACATACATATCCTTCCATCGGCACCACCCGTGTTAAGCTGCGAACAAATACGTCAAGTCGGATTCGATCACCGACGTCCTCCGTCTAAACTATCTCGTTTATTTTAGCTTGCTTTCTTTCTGAAAGACTATTGTAAATTCTCTTTCTAGAATTTGTCTGTGTAAATCACGGATCTGTTTTCCTTTAGTTGAAGGCAAACTTGCTATCTTTTTCTTTAGCCATTCTATTTCGTGAACAATTTGTTCCATTTCATAAGTCATTTCTTCTAAGTTCATAATATAATTTTCCTCAATTTTTATTAAATCTTTTTACCTTCTAAAATAACATATTCGCCATCAGATTGAGTTCTGATAGTGTTTATATTATAAGCATCCTCACCGTCATCAAATGATACATCAGCATCAGGATTCATATCTTTTAACATTTCGATCAATTCACTAACTTTCATAATATAGTCTCTCATTTATTTAATTTATGAGACTATTATACACCATTTTACAGAAATGTAAACGATTATTTTTAACCAAATATGAAATAGACTGTTTCCCAGAAAGAAACTATTTTAAATGA